AGGATATTAGGTTGCAAACAGATAATGGTTCTGGCTTGGTTACTGATTATATACTACTTGATGGTAGTGATGTATCAACAAAAATATTAACACAAAAGGTAATATTGTCGAATTTACCGACATCTGATCCAAATAATGCAGGTCAGTTGTATAATGACACTGGTTTCTTAAGGGTTTCTGCTGGTTAATGATTATTTTATATTTTGTAAATTTGTAATAATAAAATCTTAAAATTATGGCTATAAAATACGATTGGCATATAAATGGTTTTGATGCCAAAATTTCACACGACAGTAAAGCAAATGTAATTTATGCTGTTCATTGGAAATATTGGGGAGAAGATGGCGACCACAGTTCTGACATGATTGGCTCAGAACATTTTGAATATAATGCAGATTCTTTTATCGAATATGATAAAATTAAAAAAGAAGATGTTGTTGGTTGGCTTGAAGCAAAACTTGACATTGCAAAAATGAAGGAGTCTATCAAGGCTGTCATTGACGATAAAAAAGACCCAAAGGACATCATGTTAATACCTGAATGGTAAAATGAATATTGATTACACTTGGGACATAATAAAAGTTAATTATGTCTTAAAAGAAGGTGATCTTTATTATGTTATAAAAAACATTGAGTACAAATACACAGGTATTGATTCTGAGTCAGGGAATTCTTTTGTTGTGCCTGGTAATGTGGATTTAAAAAAACCTAATCCAGAAAACTTTATTGAAAGACAGAACGTAACAAAACAAGACTACATTGCTTGGCTTTTAAATTGTGGTTTATCTGAGCACTACCTGCAACAAATAATTTTCTTTGAAATTATGCAGAAAAATAAAATATAATTTTTAATTTTAGCAAAAATTTAATTATGCAATTATCACAGGAACAAATCAATCAAATCGTTAGTTTACTGAACGAATTACCTATTAAACACACACCAATCGCCCAGGCTATAAGCAAAGTTATGCAAGAGGCGCAAGACAAAGAATCAGAAAAACCAACAGAGCCAAAGAAAAAATAAGTAAATATTTTATTCGTATATTTACAGTAATAAATTTTTAATCAAATGGCTACAACTGGAATTTTTAATGGAACAATTTTAGTGCTTAAATACAACAATGGCATAATTGGTCACACAACATCATGTTCACTAAGTTTATCTGCTGACACACCTGAAGCAACTTCTAAAGACTCATCAGGTTTTTCAGAATTTATACCTGGTGTTATGTCAGGTGAAATTAGTTTTGAGGGTCTTATTAAGTATGACGACTCTACAAGCATTATCACATTGACTGATGCGTTTTTAGCAAGAAATACTGTGACTGCTGTTTTTGGAACGACTGTTTCTGGTGATGCTGTCTATTCTGCAAGTTGTATAATCTCATCCTTAGAGCATAGCGCAGAAATGGAGTCACCTGCTACATTTTCAGGAACATTGACATTAACTGGCACAATCAGCAAATCAACTAATGCTTAAAAACATTAATGACTAAAAACAAAAAAAGAGGCTATGTCACAATAGACATAGGCAATAAAAAGCGCACCCTTCATTTCAGCATGAATTTCTGGGCTGAGTTCACAGACCAATTGGGTGTTGGTATTGACCAGATTGGCGATTTATTTCAGCAAGGTTTTACAATCAAACAATTAAGGTCTTTAATATATTCTGGCCTTATTGCATACGATGCCGAAAACAACATTCCGGTTGATTACAATGAATATAAAGTGGGCATGTGGTTGAGTGATTTATCGCCTGATGCAATTACTGAGGTGATTTCTGCCATGACACAATCAAAAATTCTTGGTGTTGATCTTGACAACGAATTAAGACAGCCAGAAAAAAAAAGTCAGAAAAAGACTTAGAAATCACATTTGATACATTAATAGATTATTTTATTGGTCGTGTTGGTATTATGCCAGACGTATTTTGGCGCAGTACATGGGCTGAAAATGCACTGATGTCAGAGGCCTATCAAACAAAAGAGAACAAGGAATGGGAACGCACTAGATTGCTTGTTAGCATGATACACAATGTCAATTGCACAAAAAGATCACAAATGATAAAACCAAAAGATGTCATTCAATTACCCATTGATAAAATCAAAAGAAAAAAATCATTAGAGCCAAAAGGCGACCTTGCAAAAGTAAAAGCATTGGAAGAAAAACTAAGCCGGGCAAAGTGGATGCCCATAAACAAACTTTAATTTTGTAAATTTACATAAATTCTCACCATGGCTGAAAGTAAATTAAGAGTTGACATATTAGCAGACGTTAAAGGCTTTGACAGGGCAATGAGCAAAGCGCAGAGTCGTTTGAGTTCTTTTGGTAAAAGTGCGACTAAAATTGGCAAAACAATGTCAATGAACTTGACCCTGCCTATTACTTTAGCAGGAACTGTTGCTGTAAATCAAGCGATTAAATTTGAAAAGTTACAAACTACATTAAATGTATTGACCGGCTCTGCTGAGGAAGGTGCAAAGGCTTTTGACAAACTTGTGAAATTTTCAGCAGAAACTCCATTTCAATTAACAGATTTAGTTAAAGTCAATAACACCCTCATGGGTTTTGGCATGAGTGCTGACAATGCTTTTGAAAACACAAAAAGATTGGGGGATATTGCAGGTATAGTTGGGGGTGATTTAAATGGTATTGCTGTTGCATTTGGTCAAGCCTCTGCTGAAGGCACGTTGTTTACTAGAGATATTAGGCAATTTATCAACAACAGTGTGCCTTTGCCTAAATTATTAGCCAAAGAACTTGGAGTTGCTGAGGGTTCAATTATGAAATTAGCAGAACAAGGAAAAATATCTTTTGAAATACTTGAAAGGGCTTTAAAAAATGCCACAACAGGCAGTGGTGAGTTTGCTGGTGGAACAAAAATTTTAAGTCAAACATTAGGTGGTCTTTTATCAACTTTAAGAGATAGAGTAAACATGGCCTTGGCAGAGTTTGGTAAAGCAATAGCAGAGGCTTTTAATCTGTCAGAAAACATACCTAAAATCGCTAAATTTATTGGTGATTTAACAGAAAAATTCAAAGATTTACAGCCATCAACACAGAGAATTCTAATCGTATTTACAGGGTTAACTGCTGTGGCTGGGCCTTTGCTTATCATGATTGGTAAATTAGCAATGGGTATAACAGGTTTAATTAAAGTTGCAGGATTCGCAAAAATTGCCTTTAAAGCCCTTACAAAAACAATGAAAGCCAATCCTTTTATTTTAGTAGCAACTGCAATTGCAGGTGTTGTCTTGGCACTAAAAAACCTTAAAAGTGCTAGTGCTGTAAGACTAGAGGAATTTCAAAAAAGCCTTGAAAACATATCAACTGAAGATGCACAGAAAAAGTTGCAAGAACTTACAGACAAGTTAAAAGAAAACAAAGTTGCTGAGGAACAACTGGCAAAAGTAAAGTCTGGCAGAAAAAAAGGAACTATGGCCAGAGACCTAAAAGATGAAAATTTAGAAATACAAAATCAAATTGACGTTTTAAAAGAGTTAATAAAAGCAAGAAAAGAGGAACAGTTATTAGATACAGAGCCAGAGCCAAAAGCAAGAGGCCCTGTTTCGGGTATTTCCCCTGGCTCTATGCCTGGGTTTGCTACAATGGGTGGTGACTTAGCGCAATCATTGACTATAAATCCTGACATTGCCAAGAGGAACTCCGAAACAGTTTTATCATCTTTAAGAAAAAATATTTCAAATTTACGTTTGGCAGGTGACCAAACTAGAGAGGCTTTTGCTGATATTTCTGGGGCTGTTGGAAGTGGTTTGGCAAATATAGCGTCAGGTATTGGTTCTGGCAGTATGGGGATTGGTCAAGTCGGTGGAATGTTATTAAGCACACTAGGTGACATTGCAATACATCTAGGAAAAACAGCAATACAAATTGGTTTGGCTATGGAAGCAATAAAAATGTCTTTTAAAAATCCATTTACAGCAATCGCGGCCGGTATTGCACTTATTGCCATAGGTAGTTTTATAAAAAATGCTGGTAACATAGTCTCAGGTGGCTCAGGCCCAAAAGAGTTTGCAAAAGGTGGTGTTGTCACTGGGCCAACATTGGGTTTGATTGGTGAAGGTATTGGCACAAATAGAGGCAACCCAGAAATTGTTGCACCACTTGACCGATTACAAAGCATGATTCAACCAAGAAACCAAAGAGTTGAAGTTGGTGGTCAATTTTCAATAAATGGTCAAGATTTGGTTCTTGTTTTACAAAGAGCAAATTCAGACAGAACTCGACTAGTATAAAATGAGTTATGGTGTTAAATATAGATTAAACTTCAGTGACGAGTCTGGAGTGCCTAAAAAATTAGAAATACTTAAAAAAAATTATTCTGGTTCGGTAATTTCAATGGTCGGAAGTGGTGAACCAGTTGTCATAAAATGGACTGCAAATGATGACCAATATTCACCCATAATTGGTTCATCATGTGACATAACATTACTTGAAACACCAACAATAAATTATGACGAGTTTTTTGATGGCGATGAGAGAGAGTATTTGGTAAAAGTTTTTTATCAGTATGCAAATGCCGGCACTGCAATTTGGAACACAACACAAATAGATTGGGAAGATGCTGATTTTAATTGGAACGAAACAAGTGTTGTCGAACAGCCTTATTGGTCAGGATTTATTGTCAATGACAATTACCAACAAGTTGTAAAAACACAACCATTTGAAATAAAACTTAAAGCATTTGATGGCCTCGGTCTTTTAGATGCTTATGATATGGCTTTGCCAACAACTGATGCTGTAAGTGAAGCGCAGAGTATTTTTTATTATGTACACACTATTTTGCAAAATACAGGGCTTTCTTTTCCAATTTATTATTCTAATGACATAAGTTTTGCTGGCGCTAATTATAGTATTGTAAATAATGATTCAAACACAATTTCAGTTGATAGTGTTAATTATTTAACAGACCGGAGAACTAAACTTACATTAGTGCCTGGTGCTAGTGCATTTATACCTTATGTCATTATTCCAACACTTAAAATCAGTGGTGCAAATGACATCAACAACGTTACACAAACAAAGTCAGGGATATTGCCCTTTTATAGGGCACTAGAGCATGTTTTCCCTGATGTTGAAAATTTATACAAGCCAGGTGAATTATTTAATGACGCAAAAAAACAATTAGAAAATATATTAAAATCAATAAATGCCAGGATTTTCCAATCAAGAAATCGATGGTATATTATATCTAATTCTAGTTATTCTGCTCAAGCAGAAAAGGACTCAATTGCATCTAGCGCATCTGGTGGCACAATACCGGCTAACATAAGAGCAACAGAACAGCAGAACTTGGAATCAAATGAAACTGAACAAATCCAATTTATAACCTTTTCGGAACAAGGTGTTTTTTCTGGTGTTGTTTTGACAAACATTTTATATTTAATAAAAACAGATTTACAAAATATTGGCAGTGATCTAGTCAAAATTCAAGACAAACCAGTAAAAACTGTGAATTTAAAAATGAACACACAGAATGAAAATAGAATAATTTTTTCGCCAAATAACAGTTTTGAGTTTACAAATGGTTTCGGATATACTTTGACAAACAATGCATCAACAACAGTCACAATGGGCACAAACTCAATAGTCAAAAGCGGTAATAAATCAGTAAAAGCATCAGCAACTTCATACAGTCAGTCAAACAGTATTACAGGCACTTATTTTGAAAACTCAGTAAACTTGCACCAGGCAGTTACAAACAATGTAATGCCTAATAAATTAAGATTTTCTTTGTATTTAGACGTGGCTGATGATTTTTCTATTGATGCTGATGACCCACAAAACCAATCAAACGTTTTTGGTACTGACTTAAAATTTATCATCAGTTATCAATTAAAATTTACAGTTGGTAATCACACATATTTTTATAGAGAATCAGACAACACTTATGTAAAAAATGCCACAATCAACAATCAACTTACTTTTTTTAAGGACGACATTAATAAATGGATAACTCATGAAGTTAGTAATATACCAGTTGACGATGCATCTGATAGCAACGATTCAAATCAAAACACAACCATGATTTTACAAATGTCACAATTATCAAGCAACATTGAAGATGGTTTTAATGGTATTTATTTTGATGATGTATATTTTGCTTTTGAACCATCAAGCCAAAATAATATTGTTTATAATCGCGAGGTGTCTGACTCATTCACAGGTAAAATAGATTTTAGTTTTGATTATACTGGGCACAATACAGCCAAGGCTTATTTTAGGCCAAGAGACAATAATCCAAGCACATACAAGCAACTAAATGAAATAACATCACAACAGATTTTGAATGACAATCGTTCTAAAGTTACCAGTTTTGAGGGCACTTTTAGAAACATAAAAACTGATGGCGACCCGGTAGGATTTGAAAGCAAAGTTTTTGTTAATTTTGATGGCGCGTTTCAGTCTTCTACATTTGCGCCTGTTTCTGGTATTATTGATCAAATGACATACAGTGTCAAGTCAAATCGTTATAAATTAAAATTCAGATTACCAAACCAAGACAACGACAAAACAAACACTTTAACAATCAAAGAAGATTAAAGTTTTTTTTAATAAATTGTAGTTTTTTAAAAATATAATTGTAATATTGTGTAAAATTATAATTATGCAAGAAATCAATTATAGTGCTTTTAAAATTTATTTTGGGCACGAAATGAAACGTCTTGGTCTAAACAGAGGGGATATTTGTCAACTATTAGAAATGTCAAGACCAACGTTAAACACACGATTAATGAACCCCTCAACTTTACAGGTAAAAGAAATCAAAACATTAAAAGACAAAGGATTTATTTTACCAATTGAACTATTAGAAAATTAAACATGGAAATAAATACTTTTAAAACATTAAATCAAATAAACGTTGACGATAAAACAGAAAAAAAAGGCAACCTTGATTATTTGCCTTGGGCTGATGCCTGGACTATTTTATCTAATAATTTTACAGATATTAATTATTCTGTAATAAAAAGCAATGATGGATGTAATTACCATCATGATGGCAAAACTGCCTGGGTTGAAACTATGGTCTCTGTAAATGGCAAAGATTTGCCCGAACAGTTGCCGATTATGGATAATAGAAATAAATCAATATTGTTGGAAAACATAACTTCATTTGAAGTTAATAAAGCAATCAAACGTTGTTTTTCTAAAAACATTGCTTTGCATGGACTAGGCCTTTATTTGTGGACTAAATCAGGGCCACAAAAAGAAATGTTAAATGATTATCAATATAGTGCTGTATTAGAAGGCACAAAAACTCAAGCACAAACAGTTTTACAAAAATGGGATGCAACACCAGAACAGTTGCGAAAAATTAAAGATAAATTTAATATATAAAAATGAGTGAAATAAATACAAACAATCAAAAGGTTTATGTCGGAAGTGGCAAAATCATCAATGGCCAATATGGTGCATTCAGAAATATAACTTTGAAGTTAGACGATTTAAAACCATACATCTATAAGTATAATGGTAAAAATTTAATTAACCTTACAGTTAGTGATAAAAGAGAAACAGACCAGTTTGGTAAAAATGTTTCTATAACAATCAATGATTTTAAGCCAGATGAAAATAAGTCAACAAAAGTTGACAATTCAAACGACTTACCTTTTTAACTAAATCCATAAGGCACAGAATAACACTGTGCCTTTTTTTATTATGTCAATGAATATCAAAAAAACATCAAAGCAAATTTCATCTGCTCGTGAAGACAGAGAAAGAGAATTATATTACATGGTTCAATATCTAAGGGAACAGTTAAAAAAGAAAACTGATGAACTTAAAGACAAGGAAATTATTATAAGATTACTAAAAGCAAAAAACAAAGTATTGGATGAAAAAATATGAAATAAAAATTATAAAATCTTGTTATGACAGCAATGCAGATTATCATTCTAATAAGTCAATTTCTGCGTCAGGCTTTAAAGAGATATCAAAAACCAGTCCATCTGCATATCTAAACAAACACTGGCAAGAGACAGTGGATCTGGCAATAGGCACAGCCATTCACACAGCCATACTAGAGCCAGAAAAGTTTTCTGATGAGATTTACGTTATGCCAGACTTAAATCTAAGAACAAAGGCAGGCAAAGAAGAAAAAGAGCAACACATTAAAGATGCTGGCCAAAAAACAGTTATTTCAGAAACTAATTATGATTTGGTAAAAAAAGCCAGTGAGTGTTTTTCTGCAAACAAAAAAGCAGTTGATCTTTTAAAAGAATCAGAAATTGAAAAATCATATTATGGGCAAATCAATGGCATTGATGTAAGATGCCGGCCTGACATGCTAGGCAAAGATTTTGTATGCGATTTAAAAAGTTGCCGAAGTATATGGGCAAACGATTTTCGGCAAAATGCAAAGAACATGAGGTGGTTTTTGCAGGCTGTCTTTTATTCTGATTTTTTGTCGATACCAGCAGAAAACTTTCGGTTTATTGGTGTTTCAAAAGACAAAAACCCAAAAATTGAAATATTTGGTCTAACAGAAAAACATATTGATATTGGCCGATGGCAATGGCAAGAGGCATTTGACAGATGGTTTTTTTATAAAGAAACCGGTGTGTGTCCTGGTGAATATTGGAACGATTTTAATAATGAAGTAAAATTGATATGACAACAAAAGAAAAAATTATCAAACTGTATTTGCTTGGCAAGTACAAATCAAAAAACAACATCAGTAATTTATTAGGTGTTAAAGAGTCTTATGTTAAAAAAATATTAAAAGAATTTAATGAGACCACAGTAATAAAATGTGAATTTGGAGTCTGTCAATCACTTACTGACACAAATAAATTTTATTTGTTTAGTTCGTCTGGAATTGAAAAAACACTAATTTTGTTTACAAATGCTTTTTATTCTGAATGTGGACTGTCATATTCAGAAAAAAATTTTATAGAGCAAAACACAGGTTATAAAGTGTATGAGAGCAAAGAATCATTATTACGATTATCTGGGCAATGAAGATAAAATGCAAAATAAATTAATGATTTACATTGACGAAAAATATCCAAATGCAATCATTACACACATTCCTAATGAAGGCAAAAGAACACCATTTGAACAGTATAAAATTAAAATGCTAGGCACAAAACCTGGTGTTCCTGATGTTATGATTTTCACACCATCAAAACAATTTAATGGCTTTGCTTTGGAACTAAAATCAGGATATAATAAGCCGACTGAAAATCAAAAGAAATGGTTGGCAAAACTCAAAGATTGTGGTTGGTTTGCTATGTGGTCAAATGATTTAGAGGAATGCAAAACTAAAATTGATAATTATTTTTCAGATGCACTTAAATAGAGATATTTATTGGAATGAAAAAACTCAAAGAGTGCGTTGGACTTCTAATGCTAGTTTGGATATTGATTTTAAATATATAGGCCCCTCCACACAGACTGAATTGGAATTGTTGGTTGAAAAACTGTTTGAGATATATGAAGATGGTCATATTACTTTTGAAACGTTTTTAAAAATATATAATGATTTTAGGGTTTTTTGTGAAAACATAACTGTTTTGCTGGATGACGAAAATATATAAGCCACCAAATTTTGACAACCAAATTGTTGTGCCAAAAGAAATATTTGGGCATAGTTTATCAATGTCATCAGTTGGTTTTTACTGTTGGTTATTTACTCAAAAAGCCAATGTGCCAATCACTTTTGACGTTATAAAAAAAACATTCAATGTGTCAAATCACACAATAAGAAAACAAATTAAAGAGTTAGAAAACAGTAAGTTTCTGTCAAAAATACCAATCAGAAATGCCGGGAAGTTTGGGGGGTTTAGTTATTACATTGCCAATCCAACCATGTTAAAAAAACCGAACCCGGTAAATTTAACCCGGTCACAATCTCTTAATAATATTATTAAT